ATATAAAAACACAAAAAATAAAAAACAATGATGATGCTTCTAAAAATTTTAATAAAAAAAGAAAAAAAATTGCAGAAAAAATAGAAGAAGCAACGACAGTAAAACCTAAATCATTAGAGGGTGATCTTGATTTAAATACTGTTGATAGATTAGATGATGTTTCTGAAAAAATTATAAGTCAAAGAACAGCAAAAAAAATTGAAGCATTTTTTGAAGATGTTTTAAAAGGTGGAAAAGTAAAAAGAAATCCTTTGATAAGAATAAGCGATCAAATATATGATGTAATGACTACACCTAGACTAATTAAAGAAACTGATTTTAATGCACTATTAAAAAAACATAAACTTACAGCAGATGAATTATTAGATTTTTTCAGAGCAGGTGCAAGAACCTCAGCACAAAATCTTAATAGATTATCACAACTATCTAAAGCCTATGGTAAATTTTTAAAAGATGGAAAAGTTTCTAAAAATTTAGTTGATGAATTAAATGCTCAAGGAATAGATACTGTTGATTTAGCAACTAATGTAGTTCAAAAATTAGATGGTGTTCGTAGAGCTATGATGGTTGGAAGATGGTCAACTGCGATGAGAAATTTTATATCACAAGCTGGAAGAGTTGGTATAGATGTTTTAAATCAAGCATTTCAATATGGTGCGGATCAATTATGGCAAAAATTAAGTGGTAAAACTTTAGCAAGAACAGCAAACCCTGTAACAGCTATGCAAGGTTTTTTAAAAATTTTTAGACAATTAAATCCTAGCACACACAAAAAAGTAAAAGCTGATGTAGATAAAATATTAGCTTCATTACCAAAAGAAAATGATCGTTTGTTTTTAAGATATAGTTCTGACATTATAAATGATGGAGTTTCTCCAGTTAAAAAAATACAAAAATTTTCTCCATTAAACGTAGCAGAAAAAGCTGCAAATCTTTTAAATTTTTTAAATAAATTTCAAGAATTTATTACAAGGAGAGCTGTATTCTTATCTTCTTTAGATGCAATTGTTAGAAATAATAAAAGCATATATGGTGGTAGAACTTTAGGTGAAATAGTTAATAATCCTAATTTAATTAACAGATTAAGAAGACAAGATATAGCTGCTGCTGTAGATCATTCTTTAGAATTAACTTATGCCGCAGCACCTGAACAAGGTTTTGCAGCAGCATTTGTAAAAGCTATTAATAAAGCTCCATTTGTAGCAACTCTTGTTGTACCTTTTCCAAGATTTTTAGTTAATTCATTAAAATTTTTATATGAATATTCTCCCTTACCAACTTTTACAGGTGCTGGTAGAGCTGTTTTTGTTGATCCTATTATTACGACTTTAACATTTAGCACAGATGGTACTTTTACAAAAAGTTTTTTTAGAAAATTAAAAGAAGGAAATACTTCAGGTTTAACTAAAGGAATAGTGGGTTGGGGTTTATTTGGTGTAGCTGCACAGATTAGAGATTCTAAAATTGCAGGTGAAAAATGGAATGAAATAAAAGTTGCAAATAAAACAATAGATATATTTCCATATAACCCATTAGCTGCATATTTATTTGTAGCTGATTTTATAGATAGATGGCAAGATGGAAGATTAGGAACTATAACAGGAACTACAAAAGATTTTGCAAAAGTATTTTTAGGAACAAGAGGTGGTACAGGCTTATATGCTATAGATCAATTATTAGAATCTATTGCAACTGCTGATAGTAATAAAGGATATAAATTAATTAACGAAACAGTTGGTTTAATTGCATCACAATACTTTACACCATTTAAAACTTATATGGGTTTTTTAGATGCAGCAGATGGGAATATACAAGCTGCTAAAGATACTAAAACTTCTAATTTAGATAATGCAAAATTAAATCCTCTTTATTCAATACAAAATAATTTAAAAGCTATATTTAATCCTGCTGAACTACCAGACAGAACATCAGTAACCCATGCTGTGTTGTCAGAAGATGGAACTAAATTTGTTGCAAGACCAGTCAAAAATGAAAATATTATTTTAACAGAGCTTACTGGTGTAACTATAAGACAAGAAAAAAATTCTGCTGAAATAGAATTAGATAAATTAAACTTTAGATATAATGAAATATTTAGAAGCACAGGTATTCCAGTTTTAGATAGAGCATTTAAAAATGTATTTGCTCCTAAAATACATTTAGGTTTATCAGCAATAGTAGATTCACCTGGTTATCAATCTTTAAATGTAAATCAAAAAAGAATAAAAATTATCTATGATGCTATAGGTAAAGATTATTTAAATATGTTAATTAAGGAGTTTCAAAAGTAATGCCAACACAATCTCAAAAAAATTCTCAAGATATTATAAAACTACAAGGTGAACTTAAATTAGTACATCAAAAGATTGACACTATAAAAAATAATCATCTTAAGCACATGGATGAAAAAATAAACAATATATATAAAATCTTATGGTTCGTAGCTGCACTAAGCATATCAAGTCTAGTCAATCTAGTATTAAGTTTAATTCAATAGATATTTCTGCAAGACAAAAGAAAACATCTATTAAGGGTGTGGTGGGTGAATACGAAACAATAGCAAAGCTGACAAAACAAGGATTTTATGTAGCAAAAAGTTGTGATCCATCTTGTCCATTTGATATTGTTATAGTAGATAAAGATGGTAAAATACAACTACTAGACATAAAAACAAATACTTATAGAAAAACAAATAAAGGAAAAAGTTTAAAAAACAAACCAAAAGGTTCTTATAGAATATGCAGAACTCCTACAAAAGAGCAAAAAAAATTAGGTATAAAATTAATAATGGTAGATTATGAAAAGTAAACCTCTTAACATATCAGAATCGGCTTCTGTACAAATGCCGATGAAAACGGTTGCCAGTCTAATTTTATTGGTGGCTGCTGGTGTTTTTGCATACACAGAACTAACTGCAAGGCTAGTATCGTTAGAGACATCTAGAGAATTATTTGAAAATGATTTACTTAAAAAATCCGAACAAGTACCTGTGGATCAAGAGCAACATTTTTTATTGGAGGATCTTTATAAGTCTGTAGAGAAGATGGAAAAAACTCAAGAAATGAATATGACAAACAAAGTCAATATAGAATTTCTTAATTCACAATTAGAAAAAGCATTAGCTGATATTGAACAATTAAAAGATAAGGTTAGAGAAAATGGAAAGAATTACTAGAAAAGTTGTGCAATATATTTCTGATATGGAAAAAAAAGCAAAGCAAATGAACTTTGTAAAAAATTTAAAAAAAGAAGTAGAAACTGGCAAACATGGTACACAAAAATATGTTATCAAACAAGGTCAGAACAAAGGTAAAGTATTATGATTGAAACAATTGTAGGTTTGCTTTTAATTATTAATGGAGAAATTAAAGAAGCAAGAATACAAAAATCAATGTCAGAATGTTTAAAAGGAGCTAGAGTTGCTAAAAGAGAATTAAAATATAATACAAATATTAAATATCAATGTATTCGTAGCAAAGCAGAATTAGAAAATAATATAGATGGTAGTAAATCAATTAAAAAATTAATATTAGAATAATGGATAAAATATTTTTAAAAATTTTTGGCACAATAGATAGTTATTGCAATTGGGTTGAAAAATTTTTTATACAAAAACCTAGAAAAAAAAATAAAACAAAATGCAAAAAATGTCATTGTAATTGTCATTGTAATAAACCCCTGCATACTCATTGGCATGATGGGGATTTGTGTGCTTGTGGAGGTTGTAAACATTAAGTATTTTATGAGGTGTAATTATGGAAAAATTTATGCTATTACTAGAATGCTTATGCAGAAGATTGTATGGTTTTGTATGGCGATTAAGAATAAAATTAACAACAAATTTGGAGAGAAGAAATGTACGAAAGTTTAAAAAAAGAAATACAAGAACATGAAGGTTTTGTACCAAGAGTATATAAAGATAGTCTTGGCAAAAGAACTATTGGATATGGACACCTATGTGTAGAACCTGAACAATGGGATGACAATAAAGAATATACTAAGGAAGAATTACAAAATGTTTTTAACAAAGATTTTGATGAAGCACTTAAAAATGCAGAACATTTAATAGGTGAAAGACCTGTCAATCATATTGCTAAAGAAGTAATTATAGAAATGGTTTTTCAATTAGGTATAGGTGGTGTAGGTAAATTTAAAAATATGTGGAAAGCTCTTGATAGTGAAGATTATGGTGAAGCATCATTTCAAATGCTAGACTCACTATGGGCTAAACAAACACCTGCAAGAGCTGGTAAACTATCAGGTAAAATGAGGAGTGCAAAATTATAATGTGGTTAAATATAGCATCTAAATTAGTTCCAGGTATGATAAAAACTGGTATGTCTATAGCTGCTAACAGAAGAAAGACAAAAGAATTAGAGTCTGTAGCAGAATTAAAGTTAGCTGAAAAAATGGCTAATGGTGAGGTTGAATATAAAAAAGCTGTCATAGATTCACATAAAGGGGATTGGAAAGATGAATTTTGTTTGGTGCTA